TAAACTTACTCGGAGCGATTGATGCCCATAATGAAATTGATGGCAGTAAAGCAAGAATATTTGCTCTCGTACATGACTCTATTCTTGCAGAAGTAGACGAAGATTATGTAGATGAGTACATGACAATTGTAAAAAATTGTATTCAAAAAGATAGAGGTATGTCAATACCAGACTGTCCAGTTGGATGTGACTTTGATGTCGGAAACGACTATTCCTTTGGTAAGTTTGAGGCAAAATATGGAACCTAAAGGAACAATAGAATTAGTAGTATATACTGACGAAGATATAATGAATATGGAAATGGATGAACATATAGAAATATTTAAAAAAGCTATAGAGAATAGATCTTTTAATCATATAAAGTTAATTAATTCAGGGAAACAATGAAATTATTAGTATTAATATTATTAGTTAGTTGTACAACTACACCTTATGAAGAACCCCCTGTTGAACCGACAGATTGGCAAAGGTGCGAACCTTTTCTTACTCATGACGGGGAAGCCTGGACAACTTGTATGGCAATGACATGAAACTAACTGATATTCGTTTTCCTGTTTATGTAGTTCACACTGATGATGTTATCACAAGAGATGGATTATTATGGTGTGATGGAAAAGTAATAGACGACAAGAATATAGAAGGAAAATCCTTAGGAGAAAGACGACTAAGAAGTCCAATAAAACATTTGTATGATTTAAAGTATCAAATAGATGACTTTGGAGGACTTGTAAAACATAGAGGAAGATTCTATGTAGATTCAAATGGAAAGTTTTTCATTTACGAAAAAAGTAAAAGTGCAAAATTGAAGTATCACTTAATAGGAAAGTTAGAACATAAAGATGTTGCTACTCTTATGTGGATTCAAGGCATACCTTTTCCTTTTGAATTACCAAGACCACCTGCAATGACAATGCGTTACGCAGGTATTTTATATATAGATGACAAACCATCTTTCGTATATGATTTCTCAGAAACTTTACAGAAAGATAGCTGGAGAAAAATATGATAAGAATGGCATATGCAGTACCTTTTTGGTACTCTAAAAAAGACAGGATATCCGACGAAGCCTGTGATGAAATAATAAGACTCGGAAAAGAAAATGGATTAGATAAAGCAGGAATATACGGCGCTACTGGAACTTCTCAAAAAAGCAATAAAAAACTGCGAACATCAAATGTATCGTGGTTTGAGAAAGGACATTTCTTAGAAACTATGTTACAAGGATACACTACGTTAGCAAACTTAGAAGCGTGGAACTTTATTGTAACAGGTAAAGAGCAAATACAGTTTGGTGAGTATAAAACAGGTGGTTTTTATAATTGGCATACAGATTCAAATTTGAATCCTTCAGTGCCTTTTCGAAAACTATCTATTACAGTTAATTTATCTGATCCAAAAGATTATCAAGGTGGTAACTTTGAACTAAAAAATCCACAAGGGCAAGAACTAAAAATGCCTTTAGGACAGTTAAGAAAAAGAGGAACAGTAATTATTTTTCCTTCTTTTCTACAACATAGAGTTACTGAAGTAAAAAGAGGGACACGATACTCACTCGTTCAGTGGTATAATGGTCCCGAGTTTAAATAGGAGATAACATGGCAAATCATGTTTACTTTACAATAAATATATCAACAAATGAAGAAGGAGAAAAAGCCTTTGACAAAGCTCTTGTTACTCAAACCTCAACATATAAGGATTGGGAAGGCACGGCTAGAGAAATGGAAGAACTGTCAGAGTTACACACCTTACCTTTTATGCCCGAAGCAGAACTAGATGAAGAAGGATTTATAGTAAATTCATGGGATTATTACTGCGACAATGTAGGAGCAAAGTGGTGTAACATTGAAGATTGGTCTGGTGATTGGCTTAGTGGATATTCTGCTTGGTCACCCCCTTCTCAGATGTGTGAAAACATAATAAAATATCTTATGAAATTTGATCCAAATGTTTCATTAAAAATGACTTATGAAGATGAGTTTCGAAATTTTGTTGGAAAACTTTGGATAGACGCTGCAGAAGGTGAAATTTCAATTGACGAAGAAGAAATGGACGGGGATGAAATAGCAGATCAAGTTGCAGCACATTTAGGACTTGAAGAAATACCTGAAGATTTTGAATGGGGCGAGGAGTTTGAAATGGAAGACGGTGATACAGTGTATCCATATGAAGTTTCAGATGACATAGTATATGCTTTCTTCGAAGCATGATAGTAGTTAATTTTTTCGGAGGAGCGGGGTCAGGTAAGTCGTCACAGGCTGCTGGACTCTTTTGGGCAATGAAAGCCCAGCATTATAGTGTGGAACTTGTAAATGAGTTCCCCAAACAGCTCGTCTGGGAAAAGCACACAGATCCTTTATCAGATCAATTATATATTTTTGGAAACCAAAACCGACAAGTTTATCGGCTCGAAGGACAAGTTGAGTATTGTATTACGGACTCTCCCACCCTTTTGAGTATCGTCTATAAAGACGCATATTCAAAATCCCCGTACTCAGACGCATTATCTCAGCTTGTCCTAGAGAGCTATTATAGAAATAAGAATATAAATTTCTTCTTAGAACGCACAGAGAGTTACGAAACTACAGGGAGAAAGCAATCAAGAGAAGAATCAATGAAAATTGACGCAAGTCTAAAGAACATTCTTGATAGTAACAATATTAATTATAAGACATTAAATTATGAGAACGAAACCAATATTCTTCTTACAATGTTAGAGTATGTAAAAAGTGAAAGCAGTACTCTCTAACAGAATATACATGGAAGTAACTTCTTCTTATCAGTCACAGCTCGATAAAGAACTTACATACAGTATACCCCCAAGGCGACCAATCGATCCACCCATCATAATTAAAAATATGGGTATAATTCGTGCTGGTCTAGTTACTGTACCTGCAGGTCGTACTGATTTGATACCAGAGGACTACGAAATTGTCGATAAGAGGGTTGACAAGCCAGTAGAACCTTATGACTTTAAGTTTACTTTACGAGAATCACAACAAAAAGTATATGACGAAGTTGATAGCAGTTGTATAATTAACGCTTGGGTAAGCTGGGGCAAGACATTTACTGCGTTAGCTATCGCAAATAAATTAAAACAAAAAACGCTTATAGTAACACATACATTAGCGTTGCGATCTCAGTGGGAAAAAGAAGTACAAAAAGTTTTCGGGGTTGCGGCGGGTGTGATTGGCTCGGGAAAGTTTGACATAAATAGTAACATTGTCGTTGGAAACGTACAAACTCTCTATCGAAATGTCGACAAAATCGCAAATGAGTTCGGTACAATTATATTGGATGAGATGCACCATGTATCTTCGCCTACTTTTACCAGACTTATTGATGCCTCTCGCGCACGATACAAAATTGGACTTACTGGTACAATGCAGAGAAAGGATGGGCGACATGTAATATTTCGTGACTACTTTTCAAATACAGTATTTAAGCCACCCAAAGAAAACTATCTTACTCCACGAGTTGATATTTTAAAGAGTGGAATAAGATTTCATGATGGTGCACTTGATTGGGCATCTAAAATTAACGCACTTGCATATGATTGGGAATACCAAAATACTATGGCAATGCTAGCAGCAAGTTATGCTGCAAAAGGACACAAAGTTTTATTAGTAAGTGATAGAGTTGATTTTCTAAAAGCGTGTGCGCGTCTCATTGGTGATGATGCAATCTGCGTAACTGGAGCTATTCCATATGAAGAAAGACCTGCACTTATTAAAGAAATTTATAATGATAAAAATGTGCTATGTGGAACACAGTCGATTTTTAGTGAGGGAATTAGTGTTGATTGTTTGAGTTGTCTTATATTGGCTACTCCAGTAAACAATGAACCACTACTAACTCAGCTCATAGGTCGTGTTATACGGATGTATGACGGAAAGCCTCAGCCTGTAATTGTAGATATACACTTAGAAGGGCGAACAGCTAAAAAACAGGCAACTGCAAGAATGGGATACTACATACGACAAAGCTATGAAGTATCTGAAATATAGCATGAAAAAATATATCTTGACATGGAGTTAAATTTTTGATATAATATGTTATTCTATAATTGGGAAAAAGTAAAAAGGGAAAGCAATGGCAGTGTTAAGGACATCTTAACAATCCTCCATATACTTACTTATAAACTTCCACCAGTGAATAGACATGACAGAATATATAAGTTTTGGACTAAAAATTTTCATGGACATAGTTTCTTGTTAAATCCAAAACCTTTATTTATTCAAAGAAGGAGATATTCAGATAGCGAGATTGCGCAGTATGCAGGTGTCGCTTCTCTACGCAACTATTTTGAATATCAAAAAACAAAAGACACCAGATTAGACCTCCTTCACTTTACAGGGGACGAGGACAGTATTAAAAACAATAGATTACTAAAGATAGAGGGCGATTATATTCGCTTTTTGTTTGAAGAAATCACTATAGGAGAAATGAAATGGCAATAAAATTTAATCAAGCCAAGGGCGAAGCCCAAAAGAACAAAATCGATAGCTACCAATATGTAGAAGGCGATAACAAAGTAAGAATGGTCGGTGACATGTTACCAAGATATGTATACTGGCTAAAAGGTGAGAATGGAAAAAACTTACCGTTCGAATGCCTATCATTCGATAGGAACAAAGAAGCATTTACCAACGTAGAAAAAGACTGGGTGAGAGAATATCATCCTGAGCTTAAGTGCGGCTGGTCATATGCTATTCAGTGTATACATGATGGCAAAATCAAAGTGCTTAATCTTAAAAAGAAATTACTTGAACAAATCATGGTAGCAGCTGAAGATCTAGGCGATCCTACCGATCCTGAAACTGGATGGGATGTACATTTTAAAAGAGTTAAAACAGGCCCAATGGCTTATAATGTTGAGTATCAACTACAAGCTCTTAAATGTAAGCCTCGCCCATTGACAGAAGCAGAGCAGGAGCTTGTTTCTGAACTCAAATCTATGGATGAAGTCTTAACTAGACCTACTCCAGATGCTCAAAAAGAGCTACTTGATAGATTGAGAGAAGGTTCTAGCAATGAGCCTGATGAAACAATTTCTGACGAATTCGATATTTCTTAGGAGAGCATTATGTTAACAGTAGGAGACAAATTCCCAGACTTACACATGAAAGGTGTAAATGAAGAAAATGAAATCATTGATGTAGATGTATTACTCGCCGAATGGTCAGTAGTATATTTCTATCCAAAAGATTTTACTTTTATTTGTCCAACAGAAATAGCTGGCATGGACGAATTAAGTAGTCGTTGTGATGTTATTGGTGTGAGTGGAGACAACGAGTTTTGTAAACTTGCTTGGAAAAAAGATAACTCTCTCATTCGAGACATAAAACATATTCTTGCAGCAGATTGCGGTCTTCGACTTTCTCGTGAACTAGGAATAGTTAATGAGGAGGAAGGAGTATGTTATCGTGCAACTTTTATAATCGATCCTGAAGGAATCATTCAACATGTATCAGTAAACGCACTAGATACAGGAAGAAGTGCAACTGAAATCTCACGAACACTACAAGCCTTACAGGCAGGTGGTCTAACAGGGTGTTCTTGGACACTCGGGGACGAGTTCGTAGGATGATTTTATTTACTGCAGATTGGCATATTAAACTTGGACAAAAGAATGTACCAATAGCTTGGGCGTGCTCAAGGTATAAGATGTTCTTTGAACAAATTTATGAACTTGAAAAAGACGTTGATTTGCACATCATTGGTGGGGACTTGTTTGACCGAGTCCCCAGCATGGATGAACTTACACTTTACTTTGACTTTGTAAAGGGTGTTTCAGTAAATACTATTATATTTGATGGTAACCATGAAGCAACACGTAAAAACCAAACATTTTTTACAAATTTAAAAAGAGTGACAGAAGAATTAAATCCTTTTGTAAAAGTATATACAGAAACTTTATATCAAGACGATTGGGCAATACTGCCTTATGCAGACTTACATAAAAAAGAAAGCATAGAAAATATTAATACAGACGTACTATTTACTCATGTCAGAGGAGAAATACCACCTCATGTTACACCAGAAGTAAATTTAAAAAGATTTGATAAATTCAAAGTTGTGTTTGCAGGAGACTTACACGCACATAGCAACACACAAAGAAATATAGTATACCCTGGAAGTCCTATGACTACAAGTTTTCACAGAAACAATGTTGAAACAGGGTATTTGATGATAGACGATAATGATGGATTTCAATGGACATGGCATACATTTGATCTACCACAATTAATTCGTAAAACAGTTACAGATCCTAGTGAGATGGTACAAACAGAGTTTGACCATACAATATATGAAATTGAAGGAGATGTATCAGACTTGAGTAATATCAAAAACAGTGAATTACTAGATAAAAAAGTAATTAAAAGAAAGACAGAAGCAACTCTAATATTGGATAAAGAGATGACAATAGAAGAAGAACTAGGAGAGTACCTAGGTTATATATTAGAGTTAGATAATGATAAAGTAAAAAACATTTTAGGAGTATTCAGTGATTACGCTAAAGAAGCTAACGTGGAGTAATTGTTTTAGTTATGGTTCGGACAATGAACTTAACCTTGATGAAAGCATAGTAAACCAACTAGTTGGAACAAATGGAACAGGAAAAAGTTCAATTCCGTTAATACTTGAAGAAGTATTATTTAATAAAAATTCAAAAGGAATCAAAAAAGCAGACATACCAAATCGTGAAGTCAACAAAGGCTATGACATAGGTTTGACTTTTGATGTTGTAGATGATGAGTATGAAATCGAAGTAGTACGCAGAGGAAATATAAAAGTAAAATTATATAAAAACAAAGAAGATATTTCTAGTCATACAGCAACAAATACATACAAAACACTAGAAAAGATTATTGGTATTGATTTTAAAACTTTTTCGCAGATTGTATATCAAAATACAAATGCAAGTTTGCAATTTCTTACTGCGACTGACACAAATCGTAAAAGATTCTTAATTGATCTTTTGCAGTTAGATAATTATGTAAAATACTTTGAAGTTTTTAAAGATTTATCACGAAATTTGAGTGGAGAAGTTTCAGTCATACAAGGGAAAATTGACACAATTGATAAGTGGTTATTAGATAATAAATTGGAAGATACATCACTACTTTCGAAATTAGAATTACCATTTTACTCGGAAGAAGATGAAGAGTCTTTGCGGTCTTTACAATTAGAATTCCAAAATATCTCAGAAATTACGAAAAAAATTAACCAAAATAATTTATACAAAAGCCAGTTAGAATCCCTTGATTTAGGCTTTGCGAAAGATTATGTTGCAAAAAATGAATGGCAAGACACAGAACAGTTAGTAGAAGAAATTGGAGAAATAAAATCAAAAAGTTCACAAGAAGTACGAATGGTCAAGAAGTATATGGACTTGCAGGAATTAGATGATGCAGGATGTCCAACTTGTGGTCAAGACATAGATATAACATTTATTAAAAAAGAATTACACAAACATCAAACTGCTCGTACAGCATACTCTGAAAAACTAGAGGAAGCAAATGATAAACTAGCAGACATGAATGCAGCAAATAAAATGCTAAAACAAATGGAGCAGAGAATAAATAGTTGGGAAGAAGTCTATCGAAGTATAGATCAGACACTTCCTTTACAAGTTCCAGATTCCGAAGAAGTACAGGACAAAATAATTAAATTAAAAGAGAGAATCCGTAACAGACAAGAAAGAGTAAATGAAGTTATAGAGGAAAACGAAAGAATAGAAAGACATAATACTCGACTCTCCATAATTGAAGAACAACAAAGCGATTTCGAAGAACAACTACAAGAACTCTCTACAGATATTATAGACGTAGAAGATAAACTTGGTCATGTTGAAATATTGAAAAAAGCATTTAGTACAAATGGACTACTTGCATATAAAATTGAGAACTTAGTAAAAGATCTCGAAGAATTAACAAACGAATACCTTGCAGACTTATCGGATGGAAGGTTTAGTTTAGAATTTGTTGTCTTAAATGACAAACTTAATGTAGAAATAGACGATAATGGAAAGTCAGTAGAAATTCTAGCTCTTAGTGCAGGAGAACTCGCAAGAGTTAATACCTCAACACTATTAGCAATTAGAAAACTCATGAGTAGCATCTCAAAGTCGAGAATAAATGTACTGTTTCTGGATGAAGTAACAAATGTATTAGATGAACAAGGAAAAGAAAGACTAGTAGAAATTCTACTGAGAGAGGAAAATTTGAATACTTATATAGTATCACACGGCTGGACACATCCACTATTGTCCAAGATAGAAGTTATAAAAGAACAAAAAATTAGTAGGCTCGAACTTGGTTAATCCTAGACAAAAAGGTCACCGAGGCGAGCAACAAGTATTATCTATGCTTGAAAGACTTACAAATGAAACATGGGTACAAACTCCAGGATCTGGTAGTGGAAAGATTAAAGGGGATTGCATGGTACCTGACAAAATAAACTTATTTACTGTTGAGGTCAAATTCTATAAAGATATTGGTTTCAATAGTAAAATATACACTCAGAAAAGTAATAATCTTTTCAAATGGTGGAGTAAACTTTGTAAACAAGCACAACAAATGGGACAAGAACCACTGTTGATATTTAGAGAGAACCACGGAAAGTTCTTTGCAGCAACAGTACGAAAACCAAAAAACACATTGCGTTATATGCACATTGCCTGGCTAGGTGCTTATATACTAATCGCAGAACACTGGCTAGAAAAAGAGGAGATACAATTTACAAATGGCGATAACATTCTCAGACCTTGGGAGCCCAGCTCCAAGTGGGAACTTGCTGATAGTTGATAGTCTCAATATAGCATTTAGATGGAAACATCAAGGTGTAACAGACTTCAAATATGATTATGTCCGAACAATAGAAAGTTTAGCAAAATCATACAACGCAGGTACGATTGTAATTACTGCTGATGGTGGTAGTTCATATCGTAAAAATATATTCCCTGAATATAAGGCAAACAGAAAAGAAAAATATGCAGAACAAACTCCTCAAGAAGAAAAAGAGTTTGCTATGTTTATGGCAGAGTTTAGTAATACTTTAACATTACTGAAAGAAAAATATCCAGTATTTCAATTCAAGGGAGTTGAGGCTGATGATATTGCAGCATACATTAGTATGAATTTAGATAAGTACGGATTAGACGAATGTTGGATGATATCATCTGATAAAGACTGGGACTTACTTATTAATGATAGAGTTTCTCGTTTTAGTACAGTTACTAGAAAAGAAACTACAATACACAATTGGGATGAACATTATGATTTTGATGTTCCCGATTATATAACATTCAAATGTCTGACTGGCGACAAGGGGGACAATGTTCCAGGTATCCCTGGAATTGGTCCAAAGCGCGCAGTGCAGCTAATGGAACAATATGGAGACGTTTTCGATATCTATGATGCTTGCCCAATAGACGGAAAGTATAAATATATTCAAAGCCTCAACGAAAATGCAGAACAACTTCTAGTAAACGTTGAGCTTATGGATTTAATTACTTACTCAGAGGAAGCAATAGGAAAAGAAAACACAGAAGTTATTAATACAACTTTAAAAAGGCACTTAAATGAAAATTGATTTTACAAAAGACAAACTTCTTACAGAGTTTAGTCTTAAAACACTAGAAGATAGGTACATGATTGGCGACGAAAGTAGTCCTCAAGAGGCTTTCGCTCGAGCAGCAAAAGCTTTCGCAGATGATGAAGATCATGCACAAAGACTATATGATTACGCAAGTAATTTATGGTTTATGTTCTCTACACCTGTACTTTCAAATGGTGGTACAGAACGAGGTATGCCTATCTCATGTTTTCTTAATTATGTAGAAGATAGTCGAGAAGGTATTACAGAACACTACACAGAAAACGCTTATCTATCATCTTTTGGTGGTGGTATAGGTGGATCATGGAGTGCAGTTCGTTCACAAGGAACAAGAACCTCAAAAGGTTCAGAGTCCACAGGTGCAATTCCTTTTATGAAAGTAGTAGATGCAGAGATGCTCGCTTTTTCACAAGGAGTCACTAGAAGAGGTAGTTATGCAAGTTACTTACATATTACTCACCCTGAGATAGAAGAATTTTTAGATATTCGCAAAGCAACAGGCGGGGACATCAATCGTAAGTGTACCAACCTACACCACGGAATAGTTATAAATGATAAATTTATGGAAACTATACACCGTGCAACAAAAGAAGAAAACTTTGATGATAGTTGGGAACTTATTGATCCTCACACTCAAGAAGTTAAAAAAGTAGTGTCAGCAAGAACACTATGGGTAAAATTATTACAGAATAGAATGGAGACAGGCGAACCCTATCTTATGTTTGAAGATGCTGTAAATCAAGATTTACCCGAATTTCAAAAGAAGAAAGGTCTCTATGTAAATCATAGTAATCTTTGTTCTGAAATCACTCTTGCTACAAATGAAGAAAGAACAGCAGTATGTTGTCTATCAAGTGTAAATCTTGAATACTTTGATGAATGGTCAAAGATTCCAGCATTTATACCAGACTTAGTACGAATGTTAGATAATGTATTACAATTCTTTATTGATAATGCGCCTAGTCAAATGGAAAGAGCAAAGTACAGTGCTATGAGGGAGAGAAGTATTGGACTTGGAGCTATGGGATTCCATGCATATTTGCAAAGGAATAGTATACCTTTTGAAAGTATTGGAGCAAGTGCCGCAAACTTTACAATGTTTAAGCACATCAAAGAAGATGCATTACAAGAAACTCGTAGACTTGCTGTTGAAAGAGGAGCGTGTCCTGATGATGATAGTTGCGAAGTAAGAAACGCACATTTATTAGCGATTGCTCCAAATGCCAGTTCTAGTATTATTTGCGGAAATACTTCTCCAAGTATTGAACCTTTTCGTGCCAATGCTTACACTCAGAAAACAAAGAGTGGATCATTTTTACAGAAGAACAAATACTTAGAAGCTTTACTCGAAAAGAAAGAAGCAAACACAGAAGCTGTGTGGAGAGATATTGTCTCAAATAAAGGAAGTGTACAACATCTTGAAACACTTACACCAGAAGAAAAAGAAGTCTTTAAGACAGCAGTAGAGATAAATCAAGCTTGGGTAGTGGAACACGCTGCTCAAAGACAAGAGTTTATTTGTCAGTCTCAAAGTGTAAATTTATTTTTTCCACCTGATGTGAGCAAGGGGGATCTTCACAATGTACATATGCTAGCATGGGCAAAGAATTTAAAAACGTTATATTATCTAAGAAGTGAGGCAATTAGCCGAGCAGATAATGTATCAAATCAAGTAAAAAGGGAAATAATCTTTGAACAAGAAGATTGTTTAGCGTGCGAGGGATAATGAGTTTATTAGACGAAAGAAACTTTTATAAGCCGTTTGATTATGGTTGGGCTTATGAAGCATATAAAAAACAAAACCAGATGCACTGGATGCCCGAAGAAGTTCCTCTACAGGACGACATTCGAGACTATAAAGAAAAATTAACACCTGCAAACAGAGCCTTAGTAGATAATATATTTAGGTTCTTTACACAGGCAGATGTTGATGTTTGTTGTGGTTATGCAAAACACTACTTACCAACATTCAAAGCTCCCGAAGTAAGAATGATGTTAGTATCTTTTGCAGCAATGGAAGCAGTGCATCAAGATGCTTATTCTTTGCTATTGGAAACACTAGGAAAAGAAGAAGAAATCTACAAAGAATTCATGGATATACAAGAAATGGTAGAGAAACATGAGTATTTATCAGATTTTAGTATGAATTCGAAACATGATATTGCTAAAACTATGGCAGTATATAGTGGATTTACAGAGGGAGTACAATTATTTAGTAGTTTTGCTATATTATTGAACTATCCTCGACATAATTTAATGAAAGGTATGGGACAGATTGTTACATGGTCAATACGAGACGAAACTCTTCACGTTGAAAATGTATCAAAACTTTTTAGAACTTTTATTGCAGAGAATCCTGATATATGGACAGACAAGTTAAAGTATGAAATCTACTGCGCTGCAGAACGAGTTGTTGAACTAGAAGATAAGTTCATTGATATTTGTTTTGATAAAGCAGAGATTCCAGATTTAACAGCAGCAGAAGTAAAAGAATATATTCGTTACATTGCTGATAGAAGATTATTAGGATTAGGAATGAAGAATATTTTTCATAGTGACGAGAATCCGTTACCATGGATTGATATGCAAGTAAATGCAGTTGAGCATACAAACTTTTTTGAAAACCGTGCTACTGAGTATGCAAAAAGCAGTACACAAGGAAATTGGCAAGATATTTTTAAATAGGAGAAATAATGAGTCCACAAGTAACAAATGAAGAACCGATTCTAGAAATGGATGGTAAAAAATATGTCATTTCTGAACTTTCGGATAATGCAAAGTATTTTGTAGGAGCTTTGAACAATATTCAAGTAAAAATGAATCAATTAAAAGTTGAACAAGATACATTGACACTTGCTCAAGAGGGATTTACTTCTCGATTGAAACAAGAAGTTGAAAAACCTTCGGAAGAAGATTCAGAATAACGAAAGGGGCTTTAAGCCCCTTTTTTATTATCTTGCCGTTGTTGGTATTCCACCAGCAACAAATGGATTTTCTGCAAAGGCCATGTAGATAAATGTATTATTTCCACCATTCATCCATGCATCATAGTTTAATACTCTAAATCCGTTTGATAAAAAATCTATTGGATCTACAAAGGATAATCCTGAGTTTTCTTCTACACCTGTAGTATTTGCAAGTATATAATCAAAATCTCCATTATAGGGGTTTCTTGCGCTATCAAACATTAACCACTGACCAGAGATATTACTACATCTAACTATTACAAAAGCAGGTTTAAATCCTGTGTAAATAAATGGTGCGTAAGATCTAGCACCAGTACCTATATATTTTCCAAATCTGCTGTAGCCTTGTTTTTCTGCGAAGCAGTAACTTAGATAGTTGTAATTACCATTAACCGAAAAATCTGTACCAACTCCAAAAGTTGTAGAAGTAACTCCAGTAAATAAAGTTGTACTAGAGTTGTATGCAGCAGTACTATTAAGTGTTAATGCCCCAGTTGAACCTGCTGCACTGTGAAATACTCTCCAACTTTCTACTCTATTTCTTGCTCGTCTAATAACAACTTGAGGTGCAACGCCTAATCCATGTCCTATGCTTCTAGCTGTATTATTGGATGGTGAATCTGTAACAATGCTAAACCCTGCATCTTGATTGACTTGTACAGTTGAATTAATGTCTCCATCTGTATTAGTGCTAGTTGTGCCACCATTGGCTTTCCATTGCCAAGCTACATAAGTTCTTGCATTTACATTCCAATATCCATTGTTTACAGAACCATAACTACTTTCAAAACCATTAGTAAGGCTTGGTCCTAACCAACCATATGCACCTGTATTTACAGCATTAGTATCACCCTCTACACTAGTACCACTAGATATTAACTCTTTATTACCTGTAGAAAAACCTCTGCTAGAGTCAGTTAAATGTTTATGTTGAACGGCACTTCTACAACCACCCCAAATTAAATCAGGTGCTAAATCACTATTACCATCATTAATAATATTTCTATCTGAAGTAGAACCATCGCCTGTCCAAGTAGCAACCTGAAAATGTGCTGAAGGATCTTTTATATCTGAATATGCCATTATCCGAACTCCTCTAAATTCTTGGTACACAATGCGTAGTACCCGCTTGGTGGTGAGTATTCAAAAGTTCCGTAGCCATTAGCATCAGATGCTGGAGTAGAGATTGATGAAATTGTGTATCCACCAAAATTTATTTCATCTTGTCTATTTTCATATTGAACATATAAAGGAAAGATAAATTCGTCTTGCATATTTGTTGGTAAATTTGTACCACCACTATTTAATAAACTTCCATTTTTATAAAGATAAAACTTTTTTGTACTTGCATCTAAGTCTAGTGCTAGTCCTAAAACATCATTATTTACTAGATTCCCCCATCCTGTGGCTTCATTTGATGTTTGTGAACCATTTTGCCAATAATAATAGTCAATACCACTGGCTGTACCCATCATAAAACTAGTGTCGTACATAAGACTACTCCCTGATGTATTGCTACCTTCTGCTGGTGTAGTAGATGCTCCAATATATCCTGTAGAAGAAGTATTCGTTACCTTCATTTCATAGTACCATTTACCATTTTTGACGCCTATTGTTCCCCAAGTTTGATTCCAAGTACCACCACCTCCTGTAGATTTCATAGCACCTTCACTTATAGTAGGTTTGTTATTTTGATACATTAAAGGATTAAAAGTACAAAAATTATTAGTAGGCGTGTCCGTTGCTTGGTCTGCGGATGTGATGTTGTTTAGTGTCCAATTATTATTATTGCCACTGGCATCATTGCCCAAATCAGAAGCATCAGTAAAATCTAAAAAGAATCCATTTATTGGTTCGGGAGGACTTATACCACTAATATCTTTTGGTTTCCAAATGCCTGTATCTTCGTCAAATTCACCAAAGTCAGTTACAGATGGAGGTGTTCCACCTGACCCATAAACCTGTGCTATGTATCCTGAAAACATTTGTGAATTTGAACCTTCTATTTCTCTACCACCTAATATATTTGCATAGTTTCTATTAAAACCAAGCGTAGCATCATAGCCTGGGTCATTTACCGTAGTGTAGTCTCCAATAGCAATCAAATTGCCATTAACCCAAACTTTTATTCTATCATCTGCTGTTGTATCAAGTGTGTTAAACTGAAAAAACAAATGATACCAAGCAGAGGTGTCTCTAAATACTTGAGTTGTTAGTCTCCAATTACTATTAACATTTCTAATTTGCAATCTGTCACTGCTATCAAAGCCTAAATCTAATCTAGTTGAATTAGAACCACCATTACCAAGTAACATAAAGGTTTGTGTCCTGCCTAGTTCAGTTCTTTTCAGCCAAATATTAAAAGCCATTCTTTTTAGGTCTGAGCCACTTTGACTTGAAGTGAACTTCATATACTCAGTATTATCAGCTTCAAACTTCAAAGAGTTATCAATATCATAACCAGTAGATATGCTTCCGCGATTATGTAGCCGTTGTAACGCTTCCATTATGTTTGTGCCATGTTCTGTACTCTGCCAATTTCTTGCCAGACTGAGCCATTATATCGAAAAGCAAATATG